ATGATAGAGATGTACTTTACCAAGGACGTATCAATCCAATCAATACTACTATTCAAGATGGTGTATTAATCTGGGGTCAAAAAACTCTTCAAATTAAGCAATCTGCTCTTGATCGTATTAACATTAAGCGTCTTATTCTTCATGCACGTAGATTAATTGCTGCAGCTGCTATCACTCTTGTGTTCGAACAAAATGATCAGACAGTAAGAGATCAATTCTTAGCAAAAGTTCAACCTATACTTCTTCAAATGCAAAATCAAAGAGGTCTTTCAGCCTTCAGAGTAGTAGTTGAAGATGCAACAGGTGCCGGAACAACAGATAGCGAAACATTAGTAGGAAAAGTTCAAATCAAACCTACTCCTGCGCTTGAATTCGTTGATCTTACTTTCCAAGTATTACCAACTGGAGCCAGATTTGAAGATTTTTAAAGTTCTAATAATCAATAAATTAAAAGGGATAACCATTGGTTATCCCTTTTTTGTTTTATAAAAAAGTAACCATTGAGATCACTTTTTTGACATAATAAATAGAACTTATTCTAATGGAAGGCATTTTAAAGTCCGGCCATTAGATGATTTGTAATAAATGCTACTGATGTTTAACTCATCAAGATTAACAATTAGAACATCAGCCATGACCTGAATACCTTCCGGAATAGAACGTCTGTTTTGAGAGCCAGCAGGACGACCCGGACCTCTCTTTTTATCATAAAGTTCCTGTGCCCGGCTGGTAGAATTGGAAGGTACATTAGAAATGGCTCCCATATCTCTTCCTTTTCCACGGGATGAATTATTTTTTGAGCCAGCTGGACGGCCTGGGCTTTTACGATGAGTTTCTATACTTTTATGAGATACAGAACGATTTTTTGTAGGACGACCAACCCCTCTTGATTGTTCACCTTGAGTGTTTTTGTTTTTTGCACCTGGCGGACGACCTGGTTTGCGTTTTGGTTCATTGCTGCTTTTTGTTTGTGTTCCGGCAGTTTTGTTTTTTGCACCCGGTGGGCGACCCGGTTTGCGTTTTGGTTCATTTACGGGAGTTATTACAGCAACTGATTGATCATCGTTTGTGGTTTGAGCACTACGTCCAAGTCCTCTACGAGCTGCACTATTAGTGGGCTGCGAAGACTTTTTGATCTTTGAACCGGCATGTCTCCCTACTTTTTTCTTTTTGTTGTTTGTCATAATTTTTATCGTTTGAATTAATGAAATAAGAAATGAATTTAAGCAAAGTTAATATAAGAATATTTTATTATGCAAATATTTTGGCAAATATTTTTGAAATGTGCCAAAATTTGCTTTTTTAAGCCTTTTCTTTCACCTAACATCTTCATATGTTTACCTATTATGGATACAGGAGAGATTTACCTGATGTATATTAATGAATTAGCGGCATATAAAATTGGTGTTTCTAAGAATTCTAAAAAACGTATTAAACAATTGCAAACTGGCTGCCCGTATACAATTGAATTATTAACTGTTTATAATAGTACGTTTCCTTTTAAGATCGAAAAAGCTATTCATCGCTCACTTATAGGGTATAAACTGGACATGGAAGAAATATCATTATATGGAGAATGGTATGCAAAGCCTTTTTATAGTAAAGATGAATTCATTGCTCAATGTATTAAGTATGAAAAAAATTTACAATTTCTAATGGATGAAAATAATTTTTTTTTAAAAAAAAATGTCAATAGAAAATAATTAACGCATAAAAATTAAATTTTTTTTTTTCTAAGTATTTATAATAAATCAAATATAAATACTCATGGCAATATTAATGTTTCGTCCGGTTCCAATCGATCAAGAACCAAAATTGAAAAACAGATTCGTATTGGAATTTCCTACAGAATTAGGAATCGAATCTTATACTGTTCAAACTTCCAAAAAACCTTCTATTAAGATTGATAAGATCGAGATTCCTTACATGAATACTAAGAGCTATGTAGCAGGTAAATACTACTTCGAAGAAATGGAAATTACTTTCATTTCTCTTATTGGTCCATCAACAGACCAGAAGATCATGGAGTGGGTTCGTTTACATGCTGAACCAGCTACTGGTAAAATGGGTTATGCTGTAGGTTACAAGAAAAATCTTGTTCTTAAAGCTCTTGACCCAGTTGGAGTTGAGGTTGAAAAATGGACACTTGTTGGATGTCAGATTGTAAGTGCATCTTTCGATGAGTACTCTTACGAAGCAAATGAACTTTTAAAATGTTCAATTGTTATCCAACCTGATCGTTGTTTCCTTGACGCATAATTTTTTACTGATAATATTATAAGTAAGATGGTGATTTTAATTGCCATCTTTTACTTTCGATATATATCCCCAAAACTCAGAAAGAGATAGAAAATTCTATCTCTTTCTGTTTTTAAAGCCTATTTATTATTAAACTTTTAAATGGCAGAATTGAGATTGTATAGAGAGATTTATAAGATTCAACACACAGTGAATTCAGAAGTGTATTCATTGATAAATCCGACTTCTTTAACTGCTGCTGTATATAATCTTACTGATAATAGTATTGTAGAGATTCCAAGTATAACTAATACTTCAATTGGTGTTTATTTTGCATCGATGAATCCGGTCTTATATAGTTATGATAACATCTACGAATTACAATGGACAGTAAAGTATGTAACTGCTTCGCCAAATAAAATTTTAAAGACCAGATTCAAATTTCAACCAAATGTAATCGTTATGGATTACAAAGGTCAAATATTAATTGAAAAAGCTAAAGACTTTGAATATGAAGTTAAAGCAATTGATGAAATTGAAATTATAGTTAATACACATTCCTAAAAATGAACAATACAAAACCATTCATCATTAAATGTCACGATACTTTACCGGCACTTTCGGTGACGATCAGGTCTCGTGGTTTTATAAATGAGCTTATCCCTTTTTCATTAACAGGTGTAACTGCGTGCACATTTTCAATGACAGATGGAACCGGTAATTTAAAAGTTTCTTCTGCCCAGGCTCAAATTACTTCAGCCAGCGGAGGAACAATTCAATATAACTGGGCTTCAATTGATACTGATACGGATGGTTTTTATAGTGGTGAGTTTGAATTATTCTTTAGTGATGGTAATAAAATGTCTGTACCTACTTTGGGTGCATTAGATATTCATGTGGTTAAAGATATAAATGGAAGTTAATAAGAATGGGTATATATATTTTTCCAAAACCAACAAATTTTTTAAACCTTAGCGGAGGAACCGTTACAGGTAGTACTTATTTTTCAAGTGCTATCTCAGCTCTTACAATTTATTCTGGAACTACTAATTTATATAATATTTTTGGTCAAGGAACAATTCAAAACGGCCAAAATATTGGAAGTGGATTTCCAATATTTAGCGGAGTAAGTGGAAGTAATCTTTATTTTAGATCAATCTCTGCTGGGTCGGGTATATCGATAACAACAGGAGACACACTAATTATTAACAGTATACCTGGCTCTGACACAGCTATTGTTGTAAAAGCTGCAACATTAGCTAATGTGTCTGGTATTTATTCAAATGGTTCACTATCAGGAATAGGCTCCACTTTTTCTGCTACTACTAATATAGCATTTCCTGCCCAAGATTCAGTTTCGTTATTTGTTGATGATTTGGTTTTATTAAAAAATCAAAATAATCCTATAGAAAATGGTGTTTATAAAATTACACAAAAAGGTGTTGATTTATCTATTCCGTTCATTTTAACAAGAGATGTATCCTCTGATGAAACATCAGAGCTTTCTCCACAACTTGTATTTATTTCGTCAGGAACAACACAAAAAGGTCAGTATTTTAATCAAGCTATGGCTGATCCAATTATTGGAACAGATAATATTATTTATGATTTGCTTGGTGGAATAAATACATATGTTACACAACAATCGACCGGATCACAGGTTGATGGCCAAATACCTTCATGGTCTTCTACTGGAAGACAATTAAAAAAAGGGAGCACTGCATTTGTTCAAAATCCAACTACAGGATGGGTTGGTATATCCACTGCATTTGGTATTCCAATGTCTTTCTTTGATGTGCAAGCATCTTTTGCAGGTGGAGCAATTCATACAGTTACAGCTAACACATCATTAAATCATTTCTATAAAATGGTGTTGGTGAGTGCAACAACTGGTAATATAACAATTTCAATTCCAAATGCCAACACATGTAACAGAAGAGAATTAACAATTTCTAAAATTGATTCAACAGGATTTTCTATTATTATATCTCCTTCTGGAGGAAAAATTGATGGACAAAACAGCAGAACATTAACATCAGAATGGTCTACCACGACAATTAAATCCGATGGAATTAATTGGTATAGTATTGTACCAACCACATCTCTTTCAAACACCGGATCAACCTCTTTTGGTAATTTTTTACCAATTTCAGGAGGAACTGTAACTGGAAATACATTTTTTAGTTCCAACTTTAGTGCTGCAACAATATTTTCAGGGTCTACCAATTTGTATGATATTTTTACAACACTAAGTAGTGTGAATAATTATTGGATAAAAGATGGAAATAATAATTTATATTCCACAATAATAAGTTCTCCAGTTCTTACGTCTTCAAATTATGTATTTATTCCCCAAGGAAATTCAATGCGCATTGAATATTCTGATAGAGCAATTATTTTAAATGGTATTAACAACAATATATATAGAGCAAAATATGGTGCCGTTTTGAATGGTAATTCAAACATAGTTGGAGCCGGATCAATACCTGGATATTCTACATATGGATTGATTGGTAACGGTAAAGTAAACAGATTATATTCAAAATATGGAGCTATTATCAATGGTAAAGGAAATCATATATATTATGGTGCAGATTATTCTGTTGTATTAAACGGAAATGGTAATTATATTCATTTAAATACAATTTTCTCTGGTATTTTTAATGGGTTAGATAATAAAATACATGGTTCATTTGTATCAATTATTAATGGATATTTTAATTATATAAACAATTATTCTACATATGGATTAATCACTAATGGAAAAAATAATATAATTGGTACAAATTCAGTTTATTCCACAATTATCAATGGTAAAAACAATAAAATTAATAACAATATCATTGGTTCTACAATTGCGGCTGGATCAAACATTACAGCAGATACATCATATACATTATTTGCTGCTAATTTAAAAATCATAAGTGCCGCTACTGCACAAACATTTTATTCTAATCGTTTGTCTGGAGGAACAATTTATTCAGGAGGAACAGAATTAAGTTTGTTGTTTCCACAAAGAACAATAGTTCAAAATGGCATAAATACCACTGTTGGTGGTACATCGACTTTGCCATCTGTAAATGTTACAGCGTTAACAATTAATACGCTTGTGGCAAGTGGAAGTTCCAGGTTTATTTCTTTGTCTGCGACATCATTTAGCGCAGCAACTATTAATTCCGGTTCAACACCATTAGACTCAATTTTTGTAACAAATTTTTCAAACACTGTAGTTGGTGGAAATAAAATAATTGCTGGAAAAACTGGGAGCATATTACGGTTTAAAGTTTTATACGGAGGAGGAGATACAGTTGTAAGTGAAAATTCATATTCAATAACTATTACAACAAATATACCAACCACTTATAATATATTTAAAAGAGGAACCGGAACATCTTCAATCATACCAGTTGTTGGTTTAAATTATTCATTAGAATTATACAGCTCTGTATTAGGAGGAAAAGATGGACAAAGCTATGCCAGGTATTCCGCAATTATAAATGGTAGAGCAAATACCTTAGATCAATATAGTAGGAATTCTATTATTGGTAATGGTATCTCTAATTCCATTAGAACCAGCTATTTTTCTTTAATATTAAATGGTTCGCAAAATATAATTAATTCACTTTTGTCACCCACAAATAATTATAAAGCAATTTTAAATGGTTATAATAATAAAATTTATGGCAATTCACCACACTCAAGTATTTTAGCAGGAAGTGGAAATTATATTTTAGATGCTCAATATTCAACAATTATTAACGGTAAAAACCGAACATTATTACAAAGTTATACAACATTAGTTGAAAAATTAAGAATTGCTGATTTAACTAATAATGCTGGTAGTTATATGTTAGTTTCAGATACAAACGGATATATATTTAAAACAACATTACCATCCGGAGGAGGCTCATCAATCAATAATGGTATAAATACATTTACAGCTGGCACCCCAACATTTCAATCTGTAAATGTTACAGCTTTAACTATAAATAATTTATCTGTAAGTGCTGCAACTGTTTTGAATACATTATCAGCGAATACATTTAGTGCAGCAACTATTAATTCTGGTTCAACTAATTTGTATAATATATTTGCCACATTTGGACAATTATCTACAAATAACAATGGCATAAATACATTTACCGGAGGAACACCTACTTTTCAATCTATTAACATTACAGCTTTAACAATTAATAACTTAACTGTAACCGGAACAACTGTTTTAAACACATTATCAGCGAATACATTTAGCGCAGCAACTATTAATTCTGGTTCAACTAATTTGTATAATATATTTGCCACACTTGGTGCAATCTCAACATCTAATGTATGGACAGCTGGTACAGGGACAAAATCTATCAAACAAACTAATACATCAACTCTTGCAGCTGGTAATTATAGTTTGGCGTTTGGGAAAAGTGCATATGCTAATAGTCACTATTCAATAGTTATTTCTCATTCATCAACTTTATTTTCAACATCCACTCATTCTACAATTATAGGAGGAAGTGCATTATCAACGAGTCAATATACATCATATGAATCATTGATTGGAGGGAAAAATAACAGTACTATATTTTCTAATCTTTCATTTTTAGGCGGTGGACAACGCAATATTATAGAAGGTTATGCTAAAAATTATTTTTCAATTCGTTCAACTACGGTTGGCGGATATTATAATAAAATATATCGATCAATAAATTCAGGAATTTTTGCAGGAAATCAAAATACAATTGGTATAAAAACATCTACAGGACGTAGTGGTAATACAATCATAGGCGGTTTTAATAACACAGTTATATCTCAATACAGCTCTATTGTTGGTGGTAGCAACAATAGAATATTTAGTTATAATTCTGGAATTTTAGCAGGATCAAACAATATTATAAAATCAGCTTATGGTGATGCAGAGTCCGTTAGGAACTTTATAATTGCTGGTCAGAGTAATTATATTTTAAATTCTATAAATTCTGGAATAATAGGAGGGACATTTAATTCTGCTTTTACCGTTTCAAATTCAGTTATTATTGGTGGTACAAATTTAACTGTAAGTCAAAGTAATACTGTTGTTGTTCCAAAATTAAGAATTGCTGGATTAACATCTTCTACTGGTAGCTATATGATTGTATCTAATAGTGGTGGTTATTTAAGTAAATCAGCTATGCCTGTTTTATCTATATTAAATGGCATCAACACGACTACTGGAGGAACAATTACTGCAACAACTATAAATGTAACCGCTTTAACAATCAATACACTTGTTGCAAGTGGAAGTTCCAGATTTGTTTCTTTATCAGCAACATCATTCTCTGCAAGTACATTGTATTCTGGTTCAACAAATTTATATTCCATATTTTCTACAATTGGTAGTGGCGTTGGTGTAAATTATCAACCTCAGCTTGATACAAAAGCAAATTTATCAGGAGCCACATTTACTGGACAAGTTAACACTCCATCATTAAGTGCAACAACGATCAGTGGTGGAACCATTTATGGAGATGGCTCAAATATAACTGGTATTACCGGTTCGTTTGGATTGTCTATTGATGGTGCTGGGTCTGTAATTACCTCTGGTATAAAAGGATTTACAATTATGCCTGAAAATAGAACCATTATTGGATGGAGTATCATTTCAGATGTATCTGGAAGTTGTTCTGTTGATATTTGGAAAAATACAACAATTCCAACTTCTGCCAACACTATTACTGGTAGTGAAATTCCACAATTGAGCAATCAGCAAATAAATTCAGATAATAATTTAACGACCTGGAATACTTCAATTTTTGCAAATGATATAGTATATTTTAATGTAATAAGTGCGTCTACAATTACTAAATTGAATTTAGTAATAAAAACAATAAAGAATTAAACAATGGCAACAAAAGCAATAAATTTCAGATTTAACGGTATTACAACGGCTCTTACTACTTATGACTCAACTGTTACAAATTTAGGTAGATTAATAAAACAGTATTCAGGAGCATCTAATACAGATGTTTTTGCTGGACCGGCTATAATTGGATTAGCTCGACCAGCCGAGGCATCTATTGCTGTACCTGGTGTTTACCCACATGTGTTGACTTTTTCAGATAGTATTGATTGGGTATTTTTAGCTGATAATGCCACAGCAGCTGCTACCAGAAGAATTGTTGCATATGAATATAATAAAGACACTTCAAATTTTAATTTTAAAGGTGGCATAACAATAACTTTTCCAACAGCAACATTTCATACGATAAAAGGGTTTAGAATATCATTAGAAAAATATACAGTAGGAACTATTTCTGTAAATGGAACTACTGTAACTGGAATAGGAACAACGTGGTCAAGCGACCAAATGTGCGTAGGCTCAAGAATTGGGTTTGGAACAACCGCATCTACATCAGTGTCCACTTGGTATGAGATACAATCTGTGGATAGTGATACGCAAATTACTCTTACATCGAGTGCTGGAGTAAGTGCATCAACAGTTTATGTCATTGAAGATATGAAAGTATTACTTACAACTACAAATGCAACTACAACAAATGGAGGATTTTTTGTTGTAAAAGGATTAAGATATGAAAGCTTTAGTCCTGGTGGTACTGCAATTCCTGCTGCCACAACAGTTGATAATATTAGAGCTTGTTATTGGTTGGCCGATGCAGCAACAGTTACTAATATTACAGGTGCCGGAACAGCATTAGAAAATAGAGTCAATTGGACCACACAGTATGCTTATGTGTTAAATGTAACTGGAGCCAAAGTATATAAATATAATTTTAGAAATCCACTAACATTATCATCAGGTAAGGACACTACATCACTTGTGTTAACAACAGGAAATCAAGTTTTAACTGGTACATTATCTCAAGCAAACAATGGAAGAGTTGATGTTTTACAACATGGACCAGGTTCTGGAATAACCAGTTTATATTTTGTAACCACTACTAAGTGTTATAGATGTTCTTTATCAAATATAACCAATGGTTCTACAACTTGGACATCTGATGTGATGTCAGAAATTCCACCAGGAGGTACAAGTACATATCCACTAACAAATGTGTTTTCATGTGTTGAAATTGCTGGAGATATTGATAGATTAATTATAGCTTCAACCGGAGCAGCTGGAGCGAGAAGTTATGTTACTCAATACAATACTGTTGGAAATCCATTTGACCATATCTTCTTGGTCGATGATAAACAATATGACCAATCATCTGCGGATTCTGGAGGTGTTGTACATCCATCAATAGGGACTCTGCCTATGTCTATATGGTCACAAAATGGTATTTTATATCTTGCAAGAATAGCTACTACTTCTTTGCAAAGTCAATTATATTCACTCCCAATTGGAGCTCACAATACATATGCCTTTACAAATAATCAATTATTAATAACACCAGCATTTGACACTACAGATGTTGTTTCATTTTATAATGTTATTTTTAATTATATTCCAAGATTTGGAACTGATACATTTTCAGTGCCAAGTGAACCCTTTAGAAAATATTATAGAACCTCTGGGATAATTGATAATTCAGGAGCATGGACACAGTTAGATGATTATGGAGATTTATCAGCTGTTTCGCCTGGTACTCAAATACAATTCGCATTAGCTTTTAAAATATTAGGGACAACTTGTGTTCCAGCAAGAATTATGGGATTTGTTTTAACATATGAAGATAATACAACCGATTCTCATTATGAACCATCGGTGGCGAATTCATCAGTTACAAATAGGATATTTGCTTATAGACAAAAAACATTATGGAGTTCAAATGTGCCAGATTTAAGAATAAGATTATATAATATATCTTCGGGATTAAACGTACTTGATGATAGAGTTAGTACTTCTTCATTTGGAACATTTGAATATTCATCCGATGGTGGCTTAAATTGGATAACTTGGGATTCTTCCTCTGATGTGGTTGGAAATTACATAAGATATACAGCTACATCTTTGCCTAATGGAATTAAAGTAAGAGTACTTTTAACACAATAAAACAATGATTGATGATATAATTTTTGAATATAATACTATTCTATTTGAATTGGAACCAGGCGAACCTGGGGGAATTATTATTGCCTATTCTATGGACTCTGAAAATATGGACATTAAACAAATGGAAGTAAGTGGTGTCTTTATTTTTTAATATTTATTGTTGTAGATTACCGTTTAATGCATCGTTAAAGTTTTGATTAAAGTTAATAATTGTTCTTTCTTCACGAATATCAATTTCGCCATGGGTAAATAATTTTTTACGTTCGTAAAGATTATATTGACGATAAATATTGTTATTCTTATCAAAATAAGTAAGGATTCCTAACTCACGATCACGAGTAGAATTTCCGAATATACCAATTGCTATAGTATTTAAAGTATGTTCTACCATTTCTACTTCTACATAAAAAGGGTCAAAATAAGTATTTGTTAATAAAATTTTTTGCCCTCTGGTCCCAATATCAATCACTTGATTTCTTGAAATTAAACTTCCTTCATCCGGTGATACTGTTAAAAATAAATTATTACCATTTGGATCAAGAATATAAGTTACCGCTCCTTGATTCACTGAATTGTTGTTCGGGCTTATATTTACCAAATCGCTACTTGTAATAATACGTGATACATTTCTGATTTTAATATCGTTATTATCGAAATATTCAATTTGATATCCTACCAGTGAAGATGTTCTTAAAAATTGCAAAGTAGGAATAACTATTCCATTTTTACTAATTTGAATAGAATTATTATCATTTGTCACTACATACGAACAATCTAAAATGGTTGTTTCGAAAGATTTTGGTTTAATTAAAATTGAATAGAACCCTAAGTTTTTGAATATATTAGCTGGCAATCTTAATTTGTATAATCCATCAGCTCCAATAAATTTTTTAAAATCTACACTGGTAACATTATTAAAAAGTGGCTGCATTTGAACATCACCAATAGTTTCTCGATTGGGACTATATGCATATAAAATATCTAAATCATCAAATGTGATATCAGCCAGTTTCTTACTTCCAAATATTCCTATTGCCATTTTGTTTTTGTTTCTAAAGGTTATAATCTATAATACCTTATAAAAATAAGGTCAATTTGTTAATTATAAATATTATAAAATAACAATTTCTGAATTTTTAATTTATTCCAGGATTTTATCACTTTTTATCCTGATTTGGAGCCAAATAATCGTGTTTGTTGTATTAATGTGTCAAATGTGGCTTTGAAATTAGCGTCAATTTCTTCCGGAGTATTAAATTCACGACTAAATACTAAATCGTAATACGGCATTGCTATTGTAAAATCTTTTATTGTATTTTTTGTAATTAATTCAATTGCAAAGATTAATTTTCTAAATGCATGGAATAAATTTTTCCTTACAAAATAACTGGATTTTTCACCGCTTATAGTATTTCTTTTTGCTCTATTATAATCAACATATGCTTGTTCAATTGCAGAATCAGAAATACGCCTTGGATTTAAAGTCGGAGTAATTGAATAATTTTCCTGGATAATAAACTCATTCGGATAAAATATAGTTTCTATCAATGGAAATTCATTATTATTTATTTTTTTTTGATACTCTGCTAAGGTATAAATTTGAATATTAATATTCCCTAATCTAAAATTTTCATATGGAACTTTATATTTATTAAGAACCATAATATAATCTATATCTGAGCTTGCATTTTGAGTTCCATATACATATGATCCAAACCGGTATACGTTTACTATATTGTTAATGGAAGTTCGAGTAGTTTCAGCCAATAAGGTTATTACCGCACCATTGTTGTTAGAAGTGTTGTTGCCAACTCTTTGCACGGATGATGTAGAAGTCGGATTTGTTGAATTATCAATAATGGTTATATTGCTGTTATGCCATGGGCAATTTTCATTATCATTATAATTATAATCAACAAAACACCTAAGCATCAATTTTTTTCTAAGTTCGTCTTCTATTAATAAAAATGATTGATCAGTATATGTAGCTACTTCTATTGTTTCTTCTAATTTTATTATTAAAAATCCAACCGTTTCTCCAGTGGCATTATGTAAAGATAAAACCGCAGATTCTTCCTCTGTATAATCTTGTTTTAAGATCATTTGAAAACTGTAATCTCTTTGACCTTGTGCTATTACAGCAGTGTGTATATTTGTAGATGGGTTATTTTGATCAATAACAAAATCATTAAACAAAGTTGCATTAGAATATGGCTCAGCTTTAATTATAAAGGTTTCATTATTTTGGGCAGGTTGATTTAATTCAATTGTTATTGGAATTGAAATATCACCGGTTGATTTATCCCAATGAACAGCTGAATTAGCAACAAATCTTACATTAAACAAAAACGGTGATCCATTATATGAATAATAATATCCCTGTTGAGTGCTTGTTACTAAAAAACTATTTGTGACATATAAGGCATCCTGAGTAATGTAAGTCCCAGGCGTATGACTTGTAAATTCAGGAGTACTATAGTTAAAATAGTTTTTAAATTCACTGAATGAAAAGAATGAATAATCAAATGAATTTCCTTGCGAACCATTTCCTCTACCTCCAGTAGTAATTTGGGCTTGATAAGTTGGTGATAAATTATTAAATGGAGTAAAATCTAATATCCCAATTGTTCCAAATGCTGGACCCCTTCTATTATTTACATATGTCGAATTTCCATATACAATTTGTCCTTGTACATTATTTATCCAAGTATATCTCTTATAGGTATATATATTATTGGTGCAATCCTTAAAATATTGACTGTAATCTGCTCGATCAATTAATTTTCGTGTTTGTTCAATGTATAACGGTACATAATAACTGTCATCAGTTATGTTTTGAACTAATGCAGTTGAATGAATTAAATTTCTTGTGGTATTATTTAAAAAATTTGCACTCGAAGTTTGAGTGCTCGACATTCTGGCTAATGCCCCAGGAATGGCAATAGATGAATTGATTGAATTTGGTAATATATTATTTCTATAATATTCATTAAATACTGAAGATAATTTTTTATTATTATAAAAAATTTCTTTAAATTCTTCCAGTGATGTAGAGTCTTTTAAAAAGGTAATAAATTTTAAAGATAATTCTAAATTTTTTTCATCATCCAGATAGTCTCTAACATTATTGTCATTAACAGTATTTTTACCACGCTCCGATAAATAACTATAATAGTCATTATGTAATGTTAATTCAGCTCCAGGTATGTTTGTTATTGTAATTGCAGGGTCATTTGCAACTCCAAGGAATACTTGTTGGGATTGTGTGATGGAAGTCCAATTATGTTGTAAAACCTGTATCCGCTGCATTTTAGAATTTATTTAACGTTATATTGAATAATTTAGCTTTTTGCTCTACAGATTCTTGTGGGTTGGATACAGAGACAAAAGTATCACCGGTATTAGAAATTGCTTTTATTGTTTCAAAAAAACTTAATTCAATAAAGTAAGGATTGAAATTTTGTCTTAAAATAATACTCTTGGATTTATCTTTTTCGACATTAATGTAATCATCAAATTTTTTATATGTTCTGGTTAAAGGAATGTTGATATAAAAATCACCGGAATGGACAGTGCTTAAACCACCGTTTGGTTGAACGATACCATTGTTTCGTGAATCTAAGAAAAGTTTAATATGTAATATATTTGGTTCCATGTTAATAAATATGAATATTAAAATATAAGGTAATGCATTGGGTCATTAGGGCAGGATGGTACTGTTTGATTTGTATTATACCTGGTTGTAAAAATATTGGAGCCAGTATTTGCAATTACCATAATATTATTAGTTTTAATATTTTTTATTGCAAAACGAGTGGAATTTAAAAGCGGATTTAAACCACAAACAGGAGAATCGAATATATTAACTGGAACATTAATAAGCCTAATTTCATTTTCCATGTAATAAGTAGGTGTAAATTGAGCTATTCCTCCTGTAATTTGAAATTCGCCAAGATCAACGTTCATAGTAATGTTATTATAATTCCCTGCATCATCGTAAATAGGTACGTTTGTTACTTGTATGCGATAATGTGCAAATTGAAAACTATTAGTAATTGCCGAATATCCGCTATTGGTGGGGAAAAGTAAATTAATATTACTAAAGTTTAAATCAGTATTTTTATATATTGTGGTTTCGTTTATTAATATTTCTTTATTCATAACTGTAACATCTCGATCACCTAAATTGGTGATTCTAAATTCAACAGCATTTTTTACATTAAAATCAGTTCCAAGCCAAGTTTTAAAATATTTCCAATTGTTTTGCTGGGAACCTGAATCATATGAGCCCATAACTACTGGTTGTGTACTATATGCTGGAACAAATCCTGCTTGTACATATATTTGGCCAAATTGAATAATTGCATATTTTTCATTAAATGGCGGAGCCGGCAAATAGGCTAACCCAACAGGTAGTGTATTTCCAGAAGTAATACACTCATTTTTAATTTTCTTTTTGGAAAAAAGTAAATTGGTTGAAGTTCCAGTATAATGAGGAACTACTTGAAAGTTTGTAGGGACTAATATTGCTCCATTATAACGTATAATTGAATTTAAATTTGCTGCAGTGCTTGTACAAGTGTCATCAACTGAATTATATGAACTAAAAGCCGGAAATAATTCAGTTACTAAATAACATTTAGAGGAACCAGATGTGCTTCCACTAAAAATATCAACTTGACAGATTTTTGTGAAGCGATTTGCTTGGTCAACATTATTTTGTGAATAAGCTGGTAATCCGCTCGGATAATACTTGCTAAAATTATCAAATTTAAATTCGTACTTACAATATGTATAACAATGAGAAGTATTATTAAAACCGGTATTTGTTGGTAAATCAATAATAACATTATTAGTGATGGCACTAACTGCTAAAGGGAAGATAATGAATTCATTTGTGTTTATTATTTGGTTATCCCATATAATTCTATCGCCTAAATTTTTAACTTGTAAATCACAACTAAATTGATCAGTAACCCTTAACTCAGCGTTGCTATATGTAACTGATGTTAAGCTTGGAAGTTTTTCTAATTTTGTAGGTGTTGTACGTGTAAAGTTTGTTCCATTATATATTGTTTTAAACAGACCTATGTTTTTAGCCGGTTCGACAGGAATTATATATCTAACATATCGATATAACATTGAATCCTGAATTGTAATTTCTATATCATTTCCGGGAACTATATTTGAAGAACTTTGTTCTAATTTAAATTTAATCTTTCTATCTATATCATATGTTGTATTGCCGATTAGATAAATTGGAATACTAAGCTGATTTGTTCCTAATGGAAATGGTACAGTAATACTATCAGTTGATGATACGGCTTGTGTTAATGAATAGTTTTGAGAAATAGCTGCTGTAGAATTGTTAATATCAGCTCGCAATGTAATGGATTGTTCAGGAACTGTAACTG